TCCTGTTTGATGCCCTTCCCGAAGAATGGGAGGAACGCTCCTTTGATCGTCCACAAGGAATGGTGGGAGGACTTGTTGAAGGCATCACTCAGTTTGGCTTAGGTCTTGTTCCTGGTCTTGGAGTTGCCGGGCTAGCAGCGAAAGGAGCCAAGGCGTTAGGAGCCGGAACTAAACTTGTATCGGGTGTTAAGACCGTATCGGCGGGAGCCACGGCTGACTTCATTGCCTTCGACGAACACGAGGCGCGACTTAGTGACTTCCTTGTAGGTCACGATGCAACCCGTAACTCCATCACAGAATACCTCCAGTCCAACGAAGAGGACAGTGCCTTTGAGGGACGCATGAAGAACGTCATTGAAGGAGGAGCATTAGGCGCGGTTGGAGGAGTCCTTATCAAAAGCGTAAAGGCTCTTAAGAAAGGAAAACAACTTGATGGGTCACCTGAATCCATAGCCGCTAAAGAAGCTGCTGACAGGGAACTTGTAGACACTTTAGTAGACAACGGAATGGCAACCAGAGAAGGTTTGGAGTTAGTTGAAAAAGCTAAAAAGCTAGTTCCCGAATCTCAATTAAGAGTGCAAGCTCAAATGGCATCAACTCGCTTGGAGTATGGACGAAGCCTTGAAACCAAAGCCGATCCGACAAGCATCCTTCCAAAATACCCTAAGTGTAAATAGATAATAACAATAAGTAACAATCATGAGTGAACCATGCTATAAAGGAGGAGCGCAAGCCCTAGAAAATAACAACGCCGTCCTTGAGTCACTATTAGATGCTAAGACGTTCCAAGCACAACGAAAAATAGCGAAGGAACACAATGAGGGACTCCTCGATTCTCTGCCTGTAATCACCAAGGACAACGTGCATAAAGTGTTCGCTGATGCGATGGCTCGGGAAGGATACCTCGGAGGTAACCCAGAGTTTTATGAATCAGCACTGAGGAATCTGGATGTTACAGACGATGCTTCGTTTGCGGCAATCCGCTCAGTGATGCTTAACCAATACATCTACACCCAAGGTATGAAGTTAAGTGCGACCAAGATGGTTGGTTTTGCTGAACAAATAACAAACGCCAAGAGACTAGGCAAGACAGAGGATGCTATTAAAAACCTAGAGCTTGAAATGGTTTCAGCCCAAGCGCAACTCCAGAACTACAAAGCGCATCGTTCATCCCTTGGTTCCGGTTTAAGTTTTGCCTTTGCCCAGAGAGCCAAGAAGAACGCAGGGAAGACGCAAGACATTTTTGATAGTTATGTGGAGTCCTATGTGAAGAATTACAAGGACGCTTTTGAAGGCGAAGATTTTCTTCAAGGTCTTGAGCGAAACAGCAAAACTAGGAAAATCATGGAGCAGGAGATCAAAGACCTAGCCAATGACGCTGACCTGTCTCCTAATGTTAAAGCCGCAAAGGATGCGGTGTCGGAGACCCAAGCGGATCTTGATAACTACCTTAAGACACGCGAAGCCGGTGTAAAGAAAGCTGATGAAGCCGGTGTAAAGAAGACCGAAGTGGATCAGACGGAAGTGGATCTTCAAGCCAAGGTGAAAGCGGCCAAGGAGGATGTTACTCAGTTAGCTCGCCTCAAAGACCTTCAAGATAAAGTGAAGGTTGAAGAGATGGACGCAAGCGCACTCCAAGCGGAGATTGACAATCTTAAGCCCGCCCAAGGGAAATCTCCTAGAACTCTCCAACGCCAGCTTGCTAAACTTAAAAAGGACGGAGCATCACAAGAGGAGATCGATGATCTTACTAAACAGGTTAAGGAAGCTAGTACCGCCACGACAACAAGAGATGGTCTGCAAAAAAGACTAGCCAACCTCAAGAACAACAACAAAGACATTGCGAAGGTTGAAGCAGAGATCGAACAGCTAAAAGGCAAGGTAGACAAGATCAAGGAACTTAACAAACTGGAAACCACCTTAGAACGTCTTAAGAAGCCTAAGAGCGACATCAAGAAGACCAAAGAGGAGATCGAGAAGATTAAGAAGGCTCGGGAAGAAGAAGCCCGAAGAAGGATTGAAGCATCGGAAATCACAAGTGAAACCAAATACAAGAAATTCATTAACCAGACACTTGGGTCAAGAGATGCTCGCACTTTAGCTAAACGCCTTACCTTCGCGGAAAAGATGGGGAAGGGAGAAGAAGCTACACGGAACATAGCAGAAGCAGCAAAGAAGTCCGGCTTCCACAAGGTTCTGGACGCAGGATTACAATGGTTCACTGGTAGTCTCCTAAGTGGTCCTCCAACATTCATCCTTAACGCTGTAACACCTACTATCTCACGGACTCTTCAACAACTAGAGCTAGCCACAGGCGCACTTCTTACAGGTAACATTCCTCTCTTCAAAGCCTCCATCTCCATGCACAATTTGTTCTACGGAATAGGGGACGCAGGGAACATGGCAATGGCAGCGTTGAAGATGGACAAAGATGCTCTCTTGGGAGGTCCACGGATTTTTGACGATGCAGGTGAGGAGATAGGAGCATTTGCTTCATCCAACTTTTCTAAAAACGCTTTCCTCAGTAGTCAACCAATGGCTCAGGTCATGGATTTCCTAAACGTCCTTACACGGTTGCCTAACAGGCTTAACGGATCAGCGGATACATTTAACAAAACAATGTCCTCAATGCAGTATCTAAGGACGCACTTTGTAGCTGAAGCGATTGCCAAAAAGATACCGCACGGTGAAGTCCAACAATACGTTAATAAGAATGTCAAAAAGATGTTTAACAAAGACGGGTCACTTTACTCTGAAGCGAGGATGATGCGTTCCGCAATTAAACAAGCGAACGACGAAGGTTTGAGTAGGGCTGATGCCGTTAAGTTTCAACAAAGAGTTGCCGCCATTATGGAGAAACAAATCAACGACATCGGCATGGATAAATCAGATGCTGATGTGTTATCGCGAACCGCTGAAAAGTTTGCCCGTGAAAGCACTTTTACCGATGAACCAGGAGCTTACACAAGACTTATCAAACAAGGCTTGAACCACATGCCCGTGTTTAAGTTCCTCATGCCGTTCGTAAGCACTCCTATGAACATCCTTCACTTTGGATGGAGACGCACACTTCCTGGTTTGGGTATCGAAAAGCTAAGTCCTCTCATAAGAAAGACCGCAGATAAACGGAAGAAGGACTGGGCTGAACTTACCCCTATGCAACAAGCCGCTGAAAGAGGACGCTACGCAACCGCCGTGGGGTTTTCTGGAGCTATGATTTACTTTGCGACCCAGAACAATGACCGAATCACCGGAGGAGGACCACGAAACCGAAAAGAACGTAATGCGTTAATGGCGACCGGATGGAGACCTTACTCTTTCGTATTTAATAATGAAGATGGATCAAAGACGTATGTCAGTTATGAGCGGGTAGACCCCATAGCAACTATGATCAGTATTATCGCTGACGCAGCGGAGTTCACTAAGATGAACCCTGATGATGACGATGGTTTTGCAGAGATTTTCTCAGCGTTGTCCTTTACCATTGCAGAGAACATGACGGACAAGTCATTCCTTCGTGGGGTTAACAACATTCTTAACCTCACACGGGAGCCGGAAGTTTACCTTCCTAAGACGTTCAAGGATATTGGATCAGCAATGGCAGTCCCAATGTTTGTGGACAAACTAAAGAACGCCAACGGAGAGCAGATGATCAGGGAGACGCACACACTTAAAGACGCGATATTACGTAAGGTTCCGATTGCCGAAGAACGAGTTCCCCCAAAGAGGACTTTTCTTGGTGAAGCTGTTTACAAGCAGAATCCAGGAGGAGTCTTAGCGATGCTTAATCCCATCTACATCCAGTCAACCAAAAACGACTTAGTGGATGAAAAGATCCAAGGACTTCTTTATGGATTCTCGATGCCCCAAACCAACTGGACAAAGGGCAAGGAGACGGACATGAGAGAGTTCTACAATGCTGATGGAAGGCAAGCCTACGACCGCATGTTGGAACTCACCAGTGAACACAAGATCTACGGACGCACCCTTCGCCAGTCATTGAAGGCACTGTTCAAATCCCCTGCATACAAACAAGCCGAACAGAACTTCCAGCAATTTGGAGGTGGTGAAGGTGACACCGATCCCCGAGTTCGTCTTGCGAAGAGAGTCATCACACGCTACCGTAGTGTCGCCAAACGCCTTGTTATTCAAGAGTTTCCAGAACTTCAACAAACTGTTAAACAGGTGCAACAACGTAACTATCAACTCCGAACCGGACAATCACTAAACCCAATCCCATCCCTTTAAAACATCATGGCTTTAACAACAACAACCGCCCTGTCATATTATCAGCAAGAAAGCAGTGGAAACTACACTGAGTGGACCAACCCTATTAACTTCTCCTTGGAAGCATTAAGTGCTGACGATGTGGAAGTGTGTGTTATCAACTCACAAGCCGCTGAAGGGTTTCAAAAGCTGACACTTATCAAAGATACGGACTATACCCTAGACTTCGCCTCTAAGACCGTGACATGCACATCGTCTGCTTGGGGTGATATAAGCAAAATCGCCAACCACTCAGCGAACCACATTAGAATCTTTCGTGCAACCTCAATAACCGAACTCGTTGATTTCACCAATGGTGCGGTATTGAATGCAGACGATCTTAATCTTGCCTACAAGCAAAACTTGTTTGCAACACAAGAAATGAATGAAGATGCTGGGCATACTAGAGGTGGAATCCAGAGTGTTAGTGAGACAGCATTAGCGGATTCCTCAGTGGCCAATGCAAAGATTCAAAACAATGCTGTGACTTCTGACAAGATCGCCGCTGATGCTGTGATTACAGCAAAGATAGCGAACGGAGCCATCACGCAACAAAAAATAGCCGGAGAGGCAGTAACCTCCGATGAACTTGAAGCAGATGCGGTTACCACTAACAAGATTGAAGACCTTGCAGTCACCACGGTGAAGATCGAGGACGCAGCGGTAACATACGATAAAGTATTGCCAGCGAGTAAAGCCCAAATGGAAGGACAACTAGGGACGGGTACGCATGGAACTCCTGGTGTTGTCGCCGGCGTGGTGACTCCTGATGTTCTTAAGAATAGTCCTTTGGTTCCTAAGTGTTATGGTGTAGTTAGTTATGATGATAGCACTCCATCGCTTTCAAGCGGATCTTTTAACGTAGCCTCGGTTTCCGAACCATCACCAGATAAACGAACAGTCACTTTTACAACCCCGTTACAGGACGCAAATTATGTTGTAGTGGCAACAATGCAAACCGCTACCACAGTAGGTGCTAGTGAAATAGTAAGCATAACTAATAAATCAGCCACAACCTTTACAATGGAGTCGCAGCACGATGATAATGCGGACTTAAGTATTAACTTCGTTGTCTTCGGAAGCACCTACCCAGATCCTACTCCTTAATAACCCATGAACCCAAATCTTAACACACCTATGATCGGGGTCACCGGATTGATCGCTAACATAACCCTTGAACAAGTGAACACATTAGTAGCTATCGCCGTAGGATTAACAACCTTAACATACATGGTCATTAAGATCTACCACGCACTAACCAAACGATGAAAGACGAATCACGCAGCATTAAAATGGAGGGTCTCCAGGATCTCTTGATTGACACCTTCATCGACCGTATCCAAAGTGGAGATGACACCCCTGCTCTCTTAAACGCTGCCCGACAGCTACTTAAGGACAATAACATCAGTGCAGCAGTCACCAAAGGATCACCTGTAGAGAACCTTGTGAACCTCCTTCCCTTTGATGATCCGACCGATCAAGTAGTCAACG